CATCTAAAGTAGTCGAAGATGTATCTTCTATGCTTACTAAGATAGCTAAAAGCGGTAAGTCTTCGATGGTAACTTTCGCCGATGGTGATACTGCTAAAGTTGATAGTAAGTCTGCCAAGAAACTACTCAATATTCAGGCTAATCTTAATTCCGAGAATGGCAAGAAGTTCAAAGAATCTATTAATAAGAGTGCGGCAGGACTTCTCAAGATGATGAATTTCTCCGTGCGCGTGAAGGGAGATAAGTAATGGCCGCTAATACTGCGAATGGTATTGTCGCAAAACAATCCAAGGGCGGATTCGTCGTTGCTAAGTTTACGTCGGGTGGGTTCATCAAACCAAATCATGCGACTTCAACTATCGGTGCAAATACCGCGAATGAAACCGTACAGTCGATGAATATCATATCGATGCAGATCAACTGCGGTGGTGCCAATTCTTGCTACTTTGAAATTCGCCGCGGCGCAAATACAATATGTGCGCTGACTGGCCAAGATTATCTCGATCTATCAGATGGGCGTGTGCTTGATGCTGAAGGCGGTAATCCACAAGCAAATCTCGTGGTAACAAAGATTGGCAGCGGACCAAGCACGCTTATTTTAAAGCTCCATAAGATTTCAGCCGTATCCGGCGGATCAACATACTAGGAGATGCCATGAAATTAATATGCGAAATTCATGAGAATTTGGAATTTATCGCCGAAGCAACCGATGCGGGTGGAAAGAATTATTTTATTCAGGGTCCGTTCATGGAAGGTGGAATCAAAAATAAAAATGGAAGAATCTATCCCGTAGAAATTCTTGCGCGTGAGTGCGACCGATATAGCAAAGACTACATTGATCAGAATCGGGCTTATGGTGAACTCGGGCATCCTACGGGACCCACTATAAATCTCGAACGCGTATCTCATATGATTAAATCCCTAAAACAAGACGGGCAACAGTTTGTTGGCCGAGCCAAGATTCTCGACACGCCATACGGGCAAATCGTAAAAAATCTGATGAGCGAAGGAGCCAAGCTTGGCGTGTCATCTCGCGGCATGGGCTCACTCAAAGAAAAGAATGGCTATTCCGAAGTACAAAATGATTATTTTCTAGCTACCGCGGCTGATATAGTAGCCGACCCATCAGCGCCAAACGCATTCGTGAAGGGTATTATGGAAGAGCGGGAATGGATTTACAACAACGGTATATTTAAGGAAATTGATATTGATCGCGCAAAAACTGCGATAAATCAAGCTATTCGCTCTAAAGATACGGAATCAACTATTCTTAAGATATTTGAATCTTTCATGAAGAAGTTGTAAAATTTCATTTTGTATAAATAATAAAGAATTTACAGTACCTATAAGGAGAATGATATGTCCGATTCCGATAATCAAGAAATCGCCAACGAGCTAGACACAGAACAGTCTGTTGAGCCTGTTGTCACTCGCCGTATTACAAGTGCCGATGTAGATGTGACTGCCGATGTGGCTGCTATTTTTGAGGGCGCTGATCTAACAGAAGAATTCAAGACCAAGGCTTCGGAAATTTTCACCGCCGCTCTCGTTCATAAGATCAACGAGGCCGTAGAGGAAATTGAAGCTGCGAATGAAGCCAGAATCGAAGCCAAGAACGCTGAACTGACTGAAGCTCTTAGCCACACACTGGACGAATATCTCGATTATGTTATCGAGCAGTGGATGGAAGATAACAAGCTTGCAGTTGAAACCGGCCTAAAGGCTCAAATGACTGAAGAGTTTCTAACTGGACTTCATACTCTTTTCTCGGAGCATTATGTAAATATTCCAGAAGGTAAGACAGATGTGGTCGAAGAATTGGCTGCTAAGGTCGAGGCACTGGAATCTTCACTCAATGAGGAAATTACTAAGAATATTGAATTGAAGAAGCAAATTAGTTCTTTCGAACGTGAAGTTGCTACTGTAGAAGTATCTGAGGGTCTGACTGATACGCAGATCGCAAAGCTCGAATCGCTTAGCGAAGCTATTGAGTACATCAATCCCGAAAACTTCAAGGCCAAGCTCAAGACATTACGCGAAGCGTATTTCCCAAGCCCTAACCCAACGACTTTCGGAACTCAAGTCACCCTAGATGACGAGCCCATCGCTGAAAATGACGCGGAATCAGTTCCCGTCGACCCTGCAATGCGGAACTATATGAATGCAATATCTCGTTCACTCAAGAAGTAATTCTTATAAATAAGACGAATAACAAAGGAGATCAATATGTCTGTTAATAAGCTAATGGAAAAGTGGGGCCCAGTACTTAGTCACCCCGATCTTTCTGAAATTAAGGATCATCATCGCCGTGCCGTAACTGCTCAGCTTCTCGAAAATCAAGAGAAGTCGGCTCGTGAACACTCATTAGGTTCTGGCGGTTATACTTCTCCCACTCTACTCGGCGAAGCTGCTCCCGTTAACTCAATGGGCGCTTCAAGCTCGACCGCCGGCGACGGAGCCGTCGATATATTCGATCCAGTGCTGATTTCTCTGGTTCGTCGCTCTATGCCAAACCTGATCGCATACGACATCTGCGGCGTGCAGCCAATGACAGGTCCAACTGGCCTGATTTTCGCAATGCGTTCACGTTTCAGCAGCCAGAGCGGCACCGAAGCACTCTTCAATGAAGCTAATACAACCTTCTCGCGTGCAGCCGCTGGTAACACAGCGTCACAGCTGGTTGTGGCTAACAGCGCCACTGGTAGAGCGCAGACTGGCAATGATCCTACAACTCGCACCTCTGGCGCAACTTCTGGAACGTATACTGTGTCTACAGGCGTTTCGACGGCAGTTGCTGAAGCTCGCGGTGATGGTTCAAGCAATGCGTTCCAGGAAATGGCATTCTCGATTGAAAAGATTGCCGTAACCGCAGTATCTCGCGCTCTCAAGGCCGAGTATACGATGGAACTGGCTCAGGATCTCAAGGCCGTTCATGGTCTCGATGCTGAAACAGAACTCGCAAATATTCTATCTTCTGAAATTCTTGCAGAAATCAATCGTGAAGTTGTTCGTACAATCAACTTCTCGGCTTCTGCTGGCGCTCAGGAAAACGTGACGACTGCTGGTACTTTCAACCTCGATGTTGATTCTAACGGCCGATGGATGGTTGAGAAGTTCAAGGGTCTTCTATTCCAGGTGGAACGCGAAGCTAACGCGATTTCTAAGACCACTCGTCGCGGTAAGGGCAACGTGATGCTTTGCTCTAGCGACGTTGCTTCAGCACTTCAGATGGCTGGTGTTCTCGATTACACTCCAGCACTCGCTAATCAGCTACAGGTTGATGATACTGGCAACACATTTGCTGGTGTTCTCGGCGGTCGTATCAAGGTCTACGTCGATCCCTACTTCTCCTCTTCGGCCGGTTCTCATTATCTGACACTCGGCTATAAGGGGTCAAGCGCATTTGATGCTGGTCTATTCTACTGCCCATACGTTCCTCTTCAGATGGTTCGTGCGGTTGGTCAGGATACTTTCCAGCCTAAGATTGGCTTCAAGACACGCTACGGCATAATCGCGAATCCATTTGCCACAACAAATGGAACTGGCGCCATCGGCGGAGTCGGTACGAACAACCAGAACCTATACTACCGCTTCGTCAAGGTCACTAACCTAATGTAAGGTTACCCAAAACAGCGCCAACAGTATACAGGAAAGTTCGCAATTGTTTCTGTATACATAACTTAGGGCTTGGAGTAAAATCCAAGCCCTATTTTTTGTGGGGTGAAAACGCTAATATAAATATAGTCATATAAGAGGAATTTTAAAATATGAGCGTATTAGCCAATCAGCCCACCAATCCAAATTTTCTAAGCCCTCTTGGCTTTAAATTTGTCATTAAGAAACTGCCCAACGTAAACTATTTCTGTCAATCAGTACAAATACCTACTATTAGTATGACAGTCATCGAACAATCATCTCCGCTTTTAACTATTCCCAGAATTGGTGATCGAATTACATATGACTCACTATCTCTTAGATTTCGGGTCGATGAAAACATGGCCAATTATCTCGAAATTCATAATTGGCTTACTGGGTTAGGACATCCAGTAAGTTTGAATCAGACGCGCAATTTATCGCGGGCTTCGGATATTCCAAGCACGCGAGAAGGTTCTCATCTCTCTATGATTAGCGATGGTACACTTATCGTTCTATCTTCGCATAAGAATCCAACGGTAAACATATTATTTCGCGATATGTTTCCCACATCTATTACCGAATTAACATTTGACTCGACCGCAGCCGATGTTGAATATCTGGAAGCTACAGCATCATTTCGGTATCTTCGATATGATGTAGAAGTATTAACTTGACAATGAATTTTTATTGTTATATGATGCTTTATGAAAAAAACAGAAATTATAGACGAATGGAAAATAGATTCCCATATCGATGATAAGTTAGATGTGGATGATCTTGTTTTGATGCGTAATATGTCATTACATAGCAAGTATGTGGAATGGCTTAGTCAGGCCGAGGATGTGCGCCGTGGCCTAGAAGTTCATCGAAAAACCTTATGGCGAAAGCTATATGATTATTATCGTGGAGCTTCTACCGAAGAGGATCTTAAGGAACTGAACAAAGAACAGAATCGTCGCAGGCTGTCAAAGTCAGACGTTAATGAATTTATAGAGACAGATCCTATTATGATAGAACTTGCACGTAAATTAGACATTCAACTTGAAAAGGTTCGCATATTGACCGATATAGTCAGACAGATTGGATTTCGTAATAATTCAATCGGAAATATTATGTCTTGGCGAAAATTTACCGCCGGTGGTTAGTATAACGATAGACAAGATATCGGAAAGTTATATTCGCTTACAATGTGATGATTCAATATTGCGCGAACTCTCCGACCGATTTACTTTCGATGTGCCCGGAGCCAAGTTCTCGCCCTCGTATCGTCATAAGATATGGGACGGAAAAATACGCTTACTCGATCCGAGAAAGCGGACTTTATTTGCTGGTTTGGCCTCTAGTGTAGTCGAATTCGCAAATGAACGTAATTACACAGTATGCGATAATACACAGCTATCAGTCACGACTAATTTTTCAGCCAATATAGCTGAGCAATTTATAGCAGCACTTCAGCTTCCCATAGCACC